GGCGTTTCAGACACGCACCCGTATTTGAATGCAGTGAAGTGGGTTGCCCTGGCGGCGGCCGTGCTTGCCATCGCTTGGATCATTCACGCTACTGGCCTAGGTACGGCAGTCCGTATAGCCGTTGGATGGATACCACGCCGGAAGATCGACACCGCAGAGATGATGTCTGCAACCCTGGCGCACGACAAGCCAGAGACCGTTCGCGAGCTCGTAGCCATGATGCGAGCTCAGGATCCGCTGCTTGACAAGGCAATGCGCCAGGTCAAGCACGACACTCACCCCTAACCGAAGGACTCAAATGGAACACTTGCTTGGCACTGCTTGGTGGAGCGTTCTGATGTTTGCTGCTGGTGCCATTATCGGCCCGCCGCTGTGGCGATGGGTGAACACCTTCCTGCCCTGGAACAAGTAATACATGAGCACGATCAAGGTCAACAACATTCAGCCAAATACGGGCACGGCAGTAACCGTGACCGCAGGGAACGACCTGGCAGTACCAACCAAGGTTGTGACGCCAACCGTTCAGGGTTCAACCAGCGTGAATGTCAACGCTGCAAACGGCAATATCAACTTGCAGTTGAACTCCGTGGACAAGCTGAAGGTGCTTGCGAGCCCGACCGGCTCCGACAAGACCGTGACTGTTGTTGGTGATCTTTACGTCTCAGGTGGCATCTACGGCAACGGCGCAAACGTCACTGGCGTCATTGCTGCCGGAACTGGAGGCACAACGTCATCTGGCAACCTGACCATCCAGTATGGAACCGGAGGCTCTGGTGCGGCAATCTTTAGCGCGAACACGACTGAAGTCGCTCGTATGTTCTACAACGGCAACTTCGCTGTTGACAACGGCGTCCTGTTTGTCGATGCCGTAAATAATCGTATCGGCGTCAACACGACCGCACCAACCGTTCCGCTGCATGTCTCTGGAAATGGACGAGTCACCGAAACACTGACTGTCGGTAATCAACTTGTTGGTGGAATTGGTGCAGCGGACAGTAATGGAGCCTTGGATTGGAACCATTCAAGCAACGCAAGATCTGGAAGCGGCTACTCGCTTTTGCTTGGCAACGCGAGCAACGGTCCTGGTAGTGCTGGAAGGTACTACCACCCGTTCTCGTTCGAGTATCAGAACAAGGATGGAACCGGGAGCATAACCCAGTTTGCGGTTCCCTATCTGGTTGACCTAGACGCAACCAATGCGCTAGCCATGCGTTCGAGATATGCTGGAGTCTGGTCAAGTTGGGTGGGCTTTGTTGAGCAGCCACTGGGAACCGCTGGCATCACGGTCAACAGCACCGGCCAGGTTGGAATCAACAACACCTCTCCGGCATCTAGGCTTGACGTTGTCGGCAATGCCCAAGTGACCGGACGGCTGACCCTTGCTGGTTCGACTGCCGGCGTTGCATTCCCTGCGTCATTCACGGACACCGCGAGTGCCAATGTCCTAGACGATTACGAAGAGGGCACGTTCACTCCGACAATGGCGTATGAGGGCTCTTCTGGCGTCACAACGACGTATACCGTTCAGCTTGGCAACTACACCAAGATTGGAAACAGGGTTTTCTTCAACATCTACGTTGGTTTTAGGCCGAGCAGCAACAGCGTTACTTCGGCCGCAACAAGGTGGGTGCGAATTGATGGTCTTCCATTCGCGCAGAGAGCTGGTTACTACGCGGCGGTAAACATTGGATACCGTGGTGGTTGGTCTTCTACGGTAGCTAACAAGCCTCATGGTGGGTACATGAATCCAGAAGATGCTGCGATTTACTTTACGAAGCAAGACTTGGGCAGCTTGGTTTCCCTTGCAGATACTTTGACAGCAGCAGACAACTATCTCATGGTGTCCGGTCACTACATCACAAACACCGCATAATCATGCCATCAAGCACATCAGAACAATTCCAGTTCAACGAATCGAAGCAGCTGTCATACAAGCTGACGACAACCACAACCGACGGAAACGGTGACATCACCGGAATCTCCGTGTTTAGGTCGGTGTATCCGCCAACCACCACCGTCAATGACTTACCAGCGTCAATCCAGTCGGCCGCATCGACCGAGTGGACGACTGCCGTCAAGTCTCGGTGGAGTGACCAGCTTGCAGCCACTCGACCAGCTGCGTCTGCACAGGCATAAACATGGACAAACTATCAGCAGTCAATGGCGTGCTCAGGCGCTTGGGCCTCACGCCGGTTGCGGCATTGGATACCGGCGGCATCTCAACGCAAGCACAGGTCGAACGGTACATCGATGATGCTGACAAGTCGTGCCAAGCCCGTGGCTGGCATTTCAACACGCGCTACAACGTCGAACTGGCGCAGAACGGGCAGGGCAAGATTGCTGTGCCGGCGAATACATATCGGATCGACACCGATGGATTGGACTCCCAAACCGACGTGACAGTGGTCGGTGGATTCCTTTTCGACATCGAGAACAACACCGATGTCTTCAGCAGGAACCTGCGTGTCACTTACGTCGCTCAGACGGCATTCACGGACCTGCCGCAGACATTCGCCGACTACGTCATCACCGAAGCGGCCTACAACTACAACCGCTCGCACAAGAAGGATCAGGCGCTGGATGGAATGCTGCGGGACGAGGCGGCGCGGCGGATGACCGAGGTCAAGCGCGAGGACGATTCGCGAGCGGACGTAAACGTACTCAACACGGCAGAAATGATTCAACTCAGGGGCCGACCCCGCATCCGAGATAGGAGCGTCTACTAATGCCATCGATGACCAAGCTTGATGCGGTCAATTCATGCCTGGCGGCGATCAACGAATACCGCGTGACCGCGCTCGACACCAACGGCACCAGCATTGCAGCCGAGGCCGAGCGGTATGTCGATGACAGCACGCGATACCTGTGTGCTCAGGGCTTTCCGTGCAACACCATCCGAAGCAAGGCGTACACGCCAGCCGCCGGCACTCTTGAAGTGTCTCTCGGATCTGACGTGCTGCGAATCAGGGGCTCCGGCCCGGATCAGCATCGGAACCTTGTGATGCGCGGAACCAAGGTGTACGACGCCGACAAGGGACAGTACGCCATGCAGAACGCCAACCCGGTCTACCTTGATGTGGCCGAATTGCTGGCGTTCGCGGACCTTGACCCCATGCTTCGCGAGCAGGTTGCACAGCACGCTTCACAGCGGTTTGCGCGCCGCACGACCGGATCCCAGATGTCTGATGCGTACCTGTCTCAGGAGCTCGGTCTCACGGACTCCATTCAGCCGCGCGAAGGCACGTTCTCAAGCCGCCCGATCTTCGTGCAGGCACAGACCCAGACGCAGCAACAGCAGTAAATGGCAACCACCGATTTCCGGCAGCGGATTGGTTCGCTGCACAACGGCATCTCCACACAGAGTGCGAGCAGCCGCTTTCCGTCTCAGGTCGAGGATGCAGAAAACGCCCTGTTCAGCGTTGTGAGCGGCGTTTCAAGCCGCGCCGGAACACGACACTTCGCACAGGCAGTTGCTGGCGTGAACACCCAGTACTACCGGGCTCACCGGATCGTTCGAGATGCCAACGAGCGATACATGGTCATTTACGGTCGCGACAGCAGCAACACCATCCTGCGAATCATCGACCTGGCGAACCCTCGCAACCGAACACAATACGTCACGGGGCCATCCAGCGGCACGTTCACGCTCACATTCGGCAGCCAGACAACGTCCGCCATGAACTTCAACGACTCGGCCGCGACGGTCCAAAGTGCGCTTGAAGCCCTATCGACTATTGGAGCCGGGAGGGTCACAGTGAGCCGATCAGGAAGCGGGCCGTTTGTCTTCTCTTGCGTCTTCAACGACAGCCTGGTGACGCAGTCCGTGATGACCGTGTCCGCCGGCTCAGTTGTCGGAAACGTCATTACGCCAACTTTCAACGGCAATACGCAGACCTACCTCGACACAAACACTCCGTCGGCCGATGACCTGCGATTCCTGACGATTGTTGACACGACGATCATCGTGAACACGAAGGTGGCGACAGGAACCGGAAACAAGTCTGGTTACTCAACCACCCACACCAAGCTTGACGAGACGAAGTTCCCGGTCAAGATGGTCAGGACCGGGCTCACGCCGCCATCCTTCGCGGTGTCATTCGTGACACAAGGCACGGAACTGAAGGACGCAAATACGGATGGAACCTCATGGAGAGCGCCGAGCCCATTCCAGTCTGGCACGGTCATTTCCGACATCGCGTATCACCGTGGCAGGCTGTGCTTTGCAATGGGAGAGTTCGTTGCCTGCTCCCAGCCGAATGACCTATTCAACTTCTTCCCGTACTCAACGTCTACTTTTGCCGCAAATCCGGCAGATCCGATCACGGTGCAGATTGGTTCAAACAGCGTCTCGTTGATCGACTTCATGGTTCCGTTCCGCAAGAGCCTGCTGCTCCTGACGCGAGCCGGCACCCAATTTGAACTCGGCGGCGACGAGACGTTCACGGCCAGCAACGCCACATTCACGCCCAGCACGACCTACAACACACAGAAGGTGCGTCCTGTCCCGGTGTCGAGCATGATCTACCTCGCAGGCACACGCGAGGAGTCAAGCCTGGTGTATGAGTATGTCTACGACGACATTCAGGTGTCGAACCGCGCGAACACCATCACGCAGCACGTTGACGGACTTTTGCCAACCTACTTGCGATCACTGGTTGGTAGCGACAACAACGACACACTTGTCGTGATACCGCAGCCGACCACCACGGATCCGACTTCCACCATCTACAGCAACGGAGTCGGAGGGGGATTCTTCTCAAACCCATCGACATGGTCTGGCAACAAGGGTCCGGGCCCAAGCAACACCACGGTCATCTCGACCGGCGATGTCGTGAACTTTGATAGTTACGGTAACACAGACGGAAGCCTGTATGTCTACCGAAGCACCCGCGTCGCCGACAAGCTGGTCCAGTCCGCCTGGACGCGCTACTCATTTGGCGGCGACATTATCAACGACGCAATCGTCATTGACGACACGCTCTACATCCTGCGAACCGCAACCATCAGCAGCAATCTCAACCTGCTGATTGATTCGATGCCTCTGACGAACGACCCACTTGCTCCCGCATCATTCACAGAACAGCCGCGTTTGGATCATCGCCATGTGATAAGAGGTGGGACGTTCAATGGCACAGAGATGCAGTGGACGCTGCCATACGCTGATCCAGACATCAATACAGTTGTCTGGATTGATGATGGCGTTTGGAAACAGCGCGGCATTTCAATGAGCGGAACTACGGCAACAACCACGCCGCTTGCGAATCAGACTGCAACTGGCGTCAATTTGACTAGCAAGCTTGTTGTGCTTGGTCGATCAATTCCGTTCCGAGTGACGTTCACGCGCCTGTACCAGCAGGATGGCAACGGGAACCCGATCATTGAAGGGGAGCTGGAGGTCAACAAGGTCGTCACGGACCACTTCAAGAGCGGGCCGTACAAGATCAGTGCCAGGAGTTCACGCCGACCTGATCGATCCAGCACGTTCACGCCAGCAAATGCGAACGTCGATCCACAGGGCAGATTCACGGCATGGTGCGTTGGTAGATCAAACGATCTGACCGTAACCGTCGAGAACATCGACGCCCGTCCAACCATCCTCACTGGCATCGAGTATTACGGCCGACACACCAGTATGCTTCACGGAGGTAGCGCATGAGCGCATTTGCGTTACAAGGCGGAATGCTTACGTCAGGCGGCGGTGCGGCGGCAGCATCCAGCAGCTTTATGAGTCCGCTGCTCGGCATTGGCCTAGCCGTCGGTGGCGCTACCAGCCTCCTACAAGGGTTCCTAGCCAATCAGGCGCAGAAGAAGCAGAACGCCGCTGCCCAGCAGGCTATGCGGCTGTTGGGCCAGCAGAGCGACTTCTACAACACCTCGTACAAGCAGCGCCTTGCGCTGTTGAGCGAGTCGCAGCTGTTCAGCCTGGAAGGCACACTTGATGCCATCCCGCAAATGCGCCGAGCGGTGCGACAGGACTACGAACAGAGTTCCGGTGCTGCTCGCGCTGCCCTCGCAGAAAGCGGCGCTGCCATGAGCGGCAGCAAAGCTGACATCCTCAGATCCATCGACATTCAGGGCGCTCTGAACAACCGGACCCTTGAAAGCAACATCCGCAGGTCGTTGGTGCAGGACAGTCTGAACTATCGATCAGCCTTGTTTGGTGCAACGCAGGCGTATGCGGCACAGCAGTTCCAGATTCAGAACACCACAGGTCAGTTGCAGTCCCAGTTTGGATCCTCCGGCCTGGCGATGGCACAGGGAGCCCTTGGTGGGTTCGGCACTGGGCTGTCAATCACCAGCGGCATTGCATCCCTCAATAGATAACCATGAGCCAATTTGAAGCATCGGCGGCACTTGCTTCGCAGGCTGCGGGATTTCGCCGTTCTGCTCCTGTGCAGATCAATTCCCAGCAGCGGGTAATTCCTGTCGCGGAATTGACTGCTCCGGCGGTTGGAGCCATCTCTCCGTTTGTTGCTCCGACGCTTGACACCAAGGCAGCGCAAGACCTTGAGCAAGCCATGCAGGTGGTTTCGCAGGTCGGCACGGCTTTCTCGCAGTTCGGGCAGCTGGCTCGCATGGACGCAGCCATGACCGAGCGTGACGACGTCTACAGCACGCAGATGGCTGCTGCGAAGCGCGTTGCTGAACTCCAGCAGCGGTTCCAGAAGGGTGAACTCAATCAACTGATCGATGGAACGCCAAACGTCGTGGACTTCTCCGAGATGGCTGCTGGCGGATACAACGCCAGGACACCTGCTGGCAACGCCGTGTATCAGCGCGCTGTCCAAGGTGCGGCTACAGAGCTCTACCTTCGCCGGTCGTCCGAGAGCCAGAAGCAGGCTTCCGAACAGTTCCTGCGTTCACAAGTCGCCGGGTTTTTCCTCGACAACGTGCCGGATGCTCTGCGGGCCACGCCGGATCAGATGTATCAGGACGCCACGGCGCGGTTCCCGTGGATGGACCGGACCACATTCATGTCCAGCACCTACGGGCTCGCACTGAAGCAGGCGGCTGAAATGGGCGACCGGGCGATGTTCGACCGAATCGCTGGCGACATTCAGGATCCAACGGAACGTCTGCTCCTCGCCGATGTCAATCGCCCCGACCTCCGCCGAAAGATCGCCGCAAATGAGAGCGCCCGCATGACCGTCGTCGCGCAGCAGATGAAGCTGCTCACGACCAGCACGGCTCCGCTGACCGAACGATATCTCGCGATGACTGATGTACTCCAGCAGAACGTGCAAGACCCAGCACTTCGCGATGGAATGAGCCGCGACTTCCTGAATGAGCAGATAGACAAGGCCAAGGATCCCGAACTTTACGACGCGATTGTTGCCATGTCGGAAACACTCTCGCCGGAATCGCAGGCATCAGTTCGATCAACTGCTACCGCCAAGATTGTCCCACTGATTACCAATGCCATGCAGGGCGCAGCGAAGAATGGTGATGACACATTCTTCCGGCTTCGAGATCGCTTGGTCGATGCCGGTGCTCCTGCGGACACCATTGCAACCAGCGAGCAGACATTCATCAAGGCCCAGGAAGACAATGTGCTTCGGCAGGCTGCCAACACATACGCCCTGAGTCCAACAGAAGAAACACGCGACACCATCGCTACTCGCTTGGCTGAAGTGCAGTATGACCCCAACCTTTCGGCGATTGAGAACGCCAAGCGCAAGGCTGTCTCGATTGACCTGCTACAGCGTGTCGATTCCGAGTTCGCCAAGATTGACAAGATGGGTGAAACCCGCCGTCTGGTCGATGATGTGATGAACCGAAACATCATCCTGACGCCGTCTGACCCAAAGTGGAACGATGTCATCCAGCAGAGCGGTGCGGTACGGCAAAGCACGATCAATCCCGCAGCTGCGGCGAACTTGGTTCTCCAGACACAGACGATGCCTGCGGGCCTGCTTGACTCCTTGTACGGCAGCCTGAATGGTCGTCTTGACCAGCGAGACGCCGCCCTTGAGTTCATCTCTCGACTTGCGCCTCTCTATCAGAACGACGCGATGGCCCAGGTGACTGGGTTCAATGTTCGCGACACAGATACGGCTGGCAATGCCACCGTCATCATGGCCGTGCGCGACATCTTGAGCGACAAGACAGTGGCTGGCTTGCCACGCGATCAAGACGGCAATCTGACAACTGCCGCAATTCCCGCCCTTCGGTCCATGTTTGCGTCCGCTGTTGACCGTAACCAGGACGCTCGGCTTCCAACTCTGCCGTCCGGAGAAATCACGAACGCATTCGTCATCAATGGGGTTTCGCGTATTGGTGGCTACAGCATCACAAACGCCTCAGCGCCACTGCCGACGCTCGCAACCATTCAGAGCGCGGTCGCGCAAGCTGCGGCGGCAAACTTGAATGGACTAGGCGTAACTGGATCCGCGTTGAACGACCTGTCGCTTGAGGCAACCCAGCGCGTCATGTCGCAGTGGAACCCTGTCGCCGGCTCATGGACCCCAGACCGTAGAGCAATCGAGACGCAGATCGCCACAGAGGCCAAGCGTGTCTACGAGAATCACGTCTACCCCAAGGTTGGTGAGCGCACATTTGCGGCATACGAGCGCGGTTCTGATTACCCATCCATGCAGTGGGATCAACCGCTTGTGGATGCCTGGCTGAAGACCAACAACATCCCGGCTGACCGCGTCGAGTCCATCGTCCCGGTAATGAACTCCGTTGACAACTCGTACCACATGTTCATTCGTACTGGCGAGCCAAACGATGATGGGTTGGCTCCAGTGAGTGTTCGGACGATGCGTCTTGTGCAGCCTCAGCAACCCGCGCAGCCGACTGCGGATGACGTGCTCCGCAAGATCCGAAGGAAGTGATGCCCCAGTTTCAACCATCGCCTCTGATCCAGCGGTTTGGCGGCATGGGATACACGGGAACGGAAGAGCAGTCGCCAGATACGAACTTTGGCGTCGAATCGGCAAGTGACTTCGTCGTGTCAAGCCGACGCCAGGAGGATCCGGGCTTCTGGGACACCGTCATGGCTGGCATGTCTCTGAATCCGAGCGTGCGGGCAACCAACGGCTTCAGCGACTGGTTGTCCAGCTTTATGGATTCGACGCCAGAGGACACGCGGCCATTTGACATGGCTGCCGAACTCCAGCGGATGCAGCCAAACAGACTGGCTCTTGTGAATCAGTTGGCTGAGGACGGCTACCTGTCCGAAAGCATGAGCCGCAGGGACTTTTACCGGGTTGTGGATGATGCCGCTGGCGTGCTTGAAGACCAACAAACGATTGCACGCTACGCCGAGACAGCGCCTTGGTACGCATCGCTTGGAGCCGGTGCAGTTTCCGGCCTAACTGAGCCCATGTACATGATCCCAGTAGGTGGTCAGGCAATGCGCGCCGTCGGCACAGCCCGTGGCGCAATCACGCAAGTCCTCATATCTGGTTCCAAGAATGCAGCCGTGCTTGGTGGCATCAACCTCGCTGCCAAGAAGACGACCGACACATTCTCGTATGACCTCACCAACCAGGATGGCCTCACTGATGAGATGGTCGTGGTCGGGCTTGGTGCTGGCCTTGGCATGGCAATGCCCGCCACGTCCTACGCAGCCAAGGAGTTGACTGCACGCACTGTGCTTGCGCTGGGAGGATCACCGACAACGGGTTTGCGTGGCGCGGCGGCATCATGGGCTCGCAGCTGGACCGCGCCGAAGCGACTCAACCTGATGCTCAAGAATCTGCCGGAGCAGAAGATCGTGTCCGCTAGAGGAGTCGCGCTTGGCGAAGGTGGCGATGCGGCAGCGAAGCTTGTTGGCAAGGCCAAGTGGAAGGACGAGCAGGCTACTGGAATGCGTCTCGTACAGAACCTGCTCGATGACGCAAGGAATGGAACCTTCCATGAAGGCGTTTCCATTGCCCCGCTGCGGTCAGACGGTGGCCGCGATGCCCTTGAACCGCTCCTGAAAGAACTGCGAAAACTGTACCGAGCGCACCGCAAGCAAATGCTCCAGGACGAGATCCTGCACTCGACTGGAGCTGGCCCGCCACCTGCGATGCACCCTGACGCAGCGCGACTTGTCGAAGTTCTGCATCCAGCACAAGAGATGTTCAATTCACTGTCGCGTATGGAACGAACTCTGACCAAGTTGCTCAATACGGTCCCGAAAACCAAGGGTGCTGCACAGAGGCTTGTGAAGTTGGTTGCAGACCTGGGCGATGCACTGCCAACCGGAAGCACACCGAACGCCAGAGCCCGCGTGCTGCCGAACTGGTTCTCCGACCTCAACCGCATTCTCGTTTCAAGCAATATGGAACTGACTGCCGCAGAACTTGCCGGCACGGCAGCGAGCCGCAGCAGCGCAGAAGCCGTCAAGGACGGCCTTGATGGCGTTCTCCGCACCACGCTGAACGATGTTCAGGAGATCCTGCGGAGCAACAAGATGTACAGTTGGATGCGTGGCACCAGTGCAGAGGGCCGCGCTGCATTGCGCGAAGCCGTTGACGTCATCATGGATCGACGCATGGCGGATGAAGGGCTTGCGAGCTCCATCACGCCTGGGCCACGATCAGCCGTTGCTATCGACATTGCTGATCGCCTTGAAAAGTACTTTGACCAGATGTACGACGAGTTGGTCGATTCTGGCCTGCTCAAGAACGATCCGGCGCTCAAGAAGTCGCACTACATCAGCCTTGTCCTTGACGATACGTTGATTGCAAAGAACCGCGATGGCGCGCGTGCCGCCCTGATCGCACAGTTCCGGATGCAGGACCGTGGCAACCTCCGCTTCGATGCGGTGGCGGCCGCGTTTGACAGGGCTCGCAACAACCCCGTCATCCGCGAGCAGATCACCGATGCGCTTCGAGCCCATTACGGCGATCCAACACTCACATTCAAGAACGGCAACGCGATACGCAAGTTGCTCGAGGATCCATCCGCAGCAACATTCGTGATTCCGAGCTTGTCATCATTCAGCGCCGAGGCACAGATTGCAATAACGGATTCGCTTGAGCGCATCTACCAGAAGGGTTCTGATGACCTGATCTTGAAGTTGACCGACCCGTACAAGGGCGCAACGATGTTCGATCAGGTTGCACAGGCAAGCAACGTCAGCGTCACCCGAGAGCGCACCTTTGTCAGCGTTGGTCCTGCACTTCGCGAGTTCATCGTGAAAGACCCGATCACGCTGCTACGGCGCTACCGGGCTCAGGTGCATGGTCAGATCGGAATTGCCCGTGCAATCAAGGCGCACCCCGACGTGATGGCGAGAATCCTCATCACCGACCAAGAGACCGGCTCAGTTCGCCCAGTCAAGAATGCCGGCGACCTAATTCAGTTCCTCGGGCAGCTCCGCAATGATGTCGAACGCTTCTCGCAGGAAGTTTCTGCCAACAGCCCAGGGCTCGCGAAGGAAGCAAACGCATTTGTTGCTGACGCCAACTCGTGGATCCTTGACAGCGAAGCAGTCACGAAGCGCCTCATCGGCCAGATCCTGTTTGACAAGCAGGCCGCACCGAGTGAATGGACCATGTGGACCTCGCGACAACTGAGCAGATGGAGCGTGCTGGTCAACGGCGGCATGATGGGATACAGCAACCTGCTGGATATGACGACCAAGATGTATTGGAGCACGCTGAATCCACGCGGGTTCCAGTTCCTTGCGAACGCACTGCTTCCGTTCGATTGGGTGCCTGGCGGCAAGGCGAGCCGCGAGATGCTTGAGATGCTCAACATGGGCACGCAGGTCACGCGACTGCTTCGCGAGGACACCGAGTTCGTTCTTGAGCAGCGTGCGGCCGGAAGCTCTCCGATGACACGCACAGTCACAGCGGCAGTTGACCGAAGCATGGAAAGTGCTGCGGCCAAGACCGGCGACATCATCGGCCTGAACTTCGTCAACAACTTCAACGCACGATGGGGCTCGCTGATCGCGATGCACGAAATGATGCTTGGTGCCAAGAAGCTTGTTCGCGGCGAGACGCTGCCGGCAACGCAGCTTGGTCGCCTCAACCGCATGGGCATCAATGGCTCAAACGCACGGCAGTTCCTTGAACAGACGCACAAGTTCGGCGTGTATGCAGACGGATCTTCCATCGGTGCTGGATCGTTCAACGACTTCCTGAACAGCCGCCGGCCCATCAACCCGTTGTGGGACAGGTGGGATCCAAACGCTTCGGATCTGCGCCGTGTCCTTTCGGACAACCTTCCAATCGAATCCCGTCGATACTGGAACGTCACGCCTGGCGCTGGCGACCGTCCGCTCTGGGAAGACACCGCTCCGCTCATGCGACTGGTCAACCAGTTCTCCGCATTCATCACGGCCTACAACACGCAGCGACTGCGCCCGATGGCCCAGATGGGCGGGCTGGCCCTCGGTGGACTCGTCGGCTACCAGTTCCTCATGGGCTGGTTGGGCCGGAGCACGTCACTGGACCTGACCAATCGACGCAGCTTCACGGACAGCCTCCGAAACCTCTCCGAGAACCCGCATGAGGAAGTGTTCGGTGCCGTTCAGCAGAACGCCATGATGGGCAGCCTCACGCGCGCGCTTGGTTACATGGACAACTTCAACATCGGGCCATCGCGTGCGCTCGGTATCCGTTATCCGGGCGGCACATTCGGATCCATCGCCAGGCAGGCATCGGATCGGCAAATGAGCATGGCCGAGCGTGCATTCTCGCTGGTTGGTGCTGGTCCGCAAACACTCGCACGGATGGGCGATGCCATCTATACGCGCGACGACAATCCCGAGCGGTCTCGCTACCTGCTCCAGCAAAGCCTTCCGTACCAGAATCTGATTTGGGCTCGCATGTTGCACCGTTCTGGTGTGACGCAGCCTCTGACAGATAGCGAGACCTACGTTCCGTTCATCACGCCATCGGACGCATTCCGACCAGCGCAACGACCGACCTTCAAGACCAAATGAACGACATCAACGCAGACCTGCAACGATTGCTCGCGCTCCGAATGCTCGAAGTGCTGAAGGATGGCAGGGAGGTGATTGGTCCCGGCGGTGAGCCACGGCGCATCATGGCGACGGCGGCTGACTTCAACGCCATACGCGGACTGCTCAAGGACAATGGCGTAACGAGCGTGCAGACGGCAGACAGCCCACTCAACGATCTCGTCCAAGAGATGAGCAAGCGCGGACTGAAGTTCCGCCCAAGCGACATCGCTAACGACGAAGAAGCGGCCTGACAAGGAGACCAGCATGGGGAAGCGCATCGCTGCTATCAGCTGCACGCATTCGCCCTTCACTCCTCCAGAGACGCACCACTGGTTGTTGAACACGCTGGCAGACCTTGGTGAGATTTCAAACTTCGTCCACCTTGGCGACATCTTCGAGGCATCAGCAGCGAGCGTCCATCCGGACGAGGCCGACCACACGCTGCTCGACGAGTACCGACACGCATCGGCATTCATGCGATCTCTCCGCGACGTACTCGGAAAGAAGACGCACTACCACGTCTGCATGGGCAACCATGACGACAACCTGAAGTCGCAGGATCCTCGCCGTATTCCCAAGGCTTTGCGTGACGTGACCGACTTCATGCGAACAGAGCCGTTTGCAGAGGAAGCCAGGCACTGGCACTGGACGCCGTACCGGAAAGACAAGGCTGGGTGCCTTGAGATCGGACCAGTTGTTCTCACCCACGGCTTCGATGCTGGGCAGGGCAGCGACGAATTGGAGGCACTCCAGTTCATGAACATGACTGGAGGATCGGCGCATCGGTTGTTTGTGCGCGGCCACACGCATCGTCCGGTGCATCCGACCCAGTGCCGGCGCTCGCGTTCGATTCCGTTGCCGTACTGGTACGCCAATGCAGGAACGTGCGGCCCGCTTCAACCGAAGTGGATGAGTCGCAGAGACACATCTCAGTGGGGTGCGGCCATAGTCGTCATCGACCTTGTCCGTGACCCGTCCCATCGCAATCGCGGGAGACAGTGGGACGCCCGCCTTGTTCAGATGAATCAGCAGTAGGAGACACATGGCAACGAAGCGTGATTACGCAAAGGAGTATCGGGAGTATCAGGGGACGCCGGAGCAGCTGCGACGGCAGAGCGAGCGGCACAAGGCCCGCCGCAAGATGGGACTCAAGACGGGCGATCCGCGCGAGGTCGATCACAAGGTTCCGCTGTCGAAGGGTGGATCGAACTCTCGGATCAACCTCCGTGTTGTGAGCAGGACAACGAACAGAAAGAAAGGTGCGCGATGAAGCAGAGGAACTCGCTGGTTGGCAACATCAATCGTCGCAAGAAGGCTGGCATTAGTCGTCCCAAGTCGAAGACGACGGTCAGCGCGAAGGAGTATGGTCAGATGAAGCGGGGTTGGAAGTGACGCCAGCCAAGGGCAAGAGATTCGTCAAGGTGGTGCAGGGATCGTCAGGTCGGACCCGCAAGGTGTCCTACGGTCAGGCTGGTCAGGCCAAGGGCGGCGGCGACCGCATCAAGCCTGGCACCTCCAAGGGAGATGCCTACTGCGCTCGCAGCCTTGGACAGATGCGTGACCATCCATCGGCGGCGAAGGATCCAAACAGCCCGTTGCGCCTTTCGCGCGCGAAGTGGAAGTGCTCCGGTGCAAAGTCTCGGCGGTCTTGATCCGAAGACTCGGGAGTACGTCGAGCGTCTCGCGAAAGAGTTTCCATTCTTTCTATCCGAGTTGTGGCGAGAGATCGGCCTGAAGTCGATTCCCAAGCACCACAAAGAGATCGCCGAGTACCTACAGCACGGCACCAACCGGCGTGGGATCCTCGCATGGCGCGGTGCCTCAAAGACATGGGTCACGATTGCATATTGCTGTTGGCGGTTGTTCACCAACGCACGGCACGAACGAATCACCTACGTCTCAAAGAGCGAGCGTGCCGCGAAGGAGTCGCTGTACTTGGCGCGCAAGTGGATTGGGCAGGCCCGGTTCCTCCAGCACTTGGTTCCTGATCGCAAGTCGGGCCAGCGCGACTCGGCGCTCATGTTCGATGTCAACGGCACCGATCCAGACCGCACCCCGTCGTTTTGTGCCTACGGCATCACTGGTCAGATCACTGGCTCAAGGTCAACGTGCATCGTGGCCGACGACGTCGAGACCAGCGAGAACACCTTGACGCTTGACATGCGTAAGCGATTGCGAGACCAAGTAGCCGAGTTTGAGAACATCCTCATCCCCGGTGGTGACGTCGTATATCTCGGCACGCCGCACCATGAGGAGACCCTTTACGAGCACCTGATCCGAGGTGGGTATCGATTCATGGCGTGGCCTGTGAGTCATCCTGGCGAAGCAGGATGCGGCTGCCAGCTCGGGCCGATGTTCGCAGACATGGAGGCTGGCGACCTTTGCTGGCCTGAGCGGTTCGGCCGCGAGGAGCTCGCAGCGCGCGAGGCCGCCGAGGGCCGCTCGAAGTACCAGATGCAGTACCTGCTGACGTGGAAGGTTGGCGACGAGAACAGAACTCCGCTCCGGCTAGCCGACTTCATCGTCTTTGCAATGGACCGCGACAAGGCACCAATGACCATCGCTTGGGGAGCAACCAATTCCGCCGGCCA